ATAGATTTCATTTTACAGCCCTGGACGTTTTCATTGTTTGTCCAGTGAGAGTCTAGTCCAGCTACATGGTTTGCAATTGTTGTTCCAAATTGCTCTCTGCCATGTTTTGCAACTGGACCATTGGCCATTCTTGTTATTCCATTGATAGTTTCATAGTTTGGCTCTGCATAGATTCTTACACGACCAGTTGGGTAAATCTTTCCATTAAAAGAAAGTTTTGAGAAATAGTCTTCATATTCTTGTGGACTAGATATCCAAACATTTCCTCCAGTAAAGCTGGAGCCTATAACACTAGAAGGTAATACAGAAACGTTATACTCTACTGCATCATATCTAATAACTTCTCCACCAGAGTAGAAGTAACCGCTATATCTTCCAATATAAAGAATACCGTCTCCAAAATCAATAATGTTATCTACTATCTCATTGTTTACAACTCTTGGAATCTGATCACTTAAATTTGAATTTAAAGGAATAGCTGATAAGGCATACTTGTTTCCAGTGGCTGTTTGACCATTTACAGGTTTTAGATTTTCTGTTCCCGCAACTTCCCAGAGAAGAGCTGGTTTGTATATCCAAGAAATATTTTTGTCTGCAACATAGGCTTGTTTCAAAGACCCCATGGACTTTTGGATATACCTTGCTATATAGCTTATTTTTCCATCATTATAAACATTGGTGTCCCTCGATGCTATATCAATAATGTTTTCTTTATCCTGCAAGTCTGTATCTGTATTAGAACCCAGCAAAACCATGCTTGTAGCCCTTTCTTCTTCTGTTGGTAAAGAATAATTTCTACTCATCATAACAAAATTATTGTACTCGTCAAAGAACATGGCAGTTTGAGTTGCTACAGCTAAGTCATTTAAAACTTCTGCCACGCTACTATCTGGAGAAACAAAGAAGTATGGAATTATGGGATCGCTTTCTCCGTCAAGTCTTTTAAAGGAATAATTGCTAAACCCTATGCTGTCAAAAATTGTTGCTAATGCGTACGACAAAGAGACATTAGGAATTAAAAGCTCTGGGGCGGACTGCGATTCAAAATAGAAGAACAGGTCTCTTAGAGATATCTTGAGTTCTCTTGTTTTTATATTTGATTGCGGAAAAGACTCCGAGTATAAAGTCTTTATTGGAATATAAAAACTCTTTTTGATTCTATTCTCTTCATCATCTAACACAGTGACATCCGAAATTATTTCATAAAACTTTATCTGAATATTTTTATTTATGTATTTTGAAACAATGCTTCCAGTTCCAGTCTTTGGGTTCCAAAGATTTATTGGGTTAAAAGATTGATCATAATCAAAGAGGGTTAGCTCTCCAGTAGAGGCTAGTAATTGTCCTACGGGCAAACCACTAATTCCAAGGTCGGACGCATTCTTAGTAACTGAATATGATACTGTTTTTTCAGTTAAGTCTACTAAAAGCCTTGGAGAAAGCTCAATCAAATCAAAAGTTGATCCAAACTTATTCATTGTTTCAACTACTACTCTAATTCCAGAAATAAATAAAAACTCTTCGTAGTCCAATATTCCAGCTTGTGCCGTATTGTATTTCTTAGGGCTTGTTGTATCTGTTACAAAGTTTGTTAATTGGTCAACATCTTCGTTTACAATGTACCATCCGTATTGTGGGGCAAATGTTAAGTACCCCGTGTTTTCCCAAATATAGTACTGACCAATATCGTTGGTGTTTTGCTTTACTAAGTATGCTTGACCATTTTCATTTTCTACAGGCAAAATGTTTGTAGAAGCCAAAACCCCATTATTAATAAAGTTTGCTCTAAACCTTTCTGGAATAATAAGACCATAACCAATCTCTACGTATCCGTCTGTTCCTATTACTGGATTTCCATTGCTTCGAATAGAGTTTTTATCAAATGACATTGCGTCAAGCCAGGTGTTGTTCTTTAAGTATTGAATCTTCCATTTTACTGGAATTGTTTTATTTTCTTCTCCAAAAAATGGATCTTCGAATATTCCCGCTGGTCCAGAAAATGGACCAAGATCAACGCTTCCCGTATTGGTCTGCATCTTCATAACAATCCTGTTTACTGGAATTTCTTCTTTATAAACAACATATGGAGCTGTATCTTCTATATGATGATTACCGCTAACCGTATTATTTGCAATTCCGTATTCTACGCCATTCTCAGTTCTATAAGACGTCCAGTATTTAAAAGTATCTGTCTTGTCTGGCATATAGTATCTGGGCCTATTAAACATTTCGGCGTTACTGTGATGCAAGTATTTTCCAGTAATTCCGTACCTAAGCTTATTAATGCCAGACCTTGGTCTAAATTTACCAAAACATTCTTCTAAAGAAAATAAAAGTTTTTCTTTTTCTTTTTTAGGTTTAAAAATAACTGGAGTTTCGCCATCTTCCTCAAACCCACCATCTACTAAAACGTCTGCGTCTGTGGCACCAGTATAGAAATTACCTAAATCTTTTGGGTCGTAGATGTTTGGAATTGATCCATATTTTTGAGTAATGCCAAGAAGTGGGCGATACCTATAGTTTCCAATGTCTGCAATATTTTCAAAAAAGTTCATATTCCATTCTGCAATAACTGCAGAACGGGACTTAATTGTAGAAGAAGTTTTTAGGTGCTCACTTAATTCTTTACTATCGAACATTTAAGCCTCTTCTAGACTTAAGCTTATATTCCAAAAATCATAGTTTGATCTTCCTCGTTTTTCAACCGAGTAAGTAAAGCTTGATATGTACATCTCAAGAATTTCATTGTATTGCCCTAGCTTAGAGTATCTGTTAGGATCTTCTGCAGAAAATTCAGAGTATTTGTCGTAAGCTAAATAAACAAAGAAAGATCCTTTGTATGAGTTGTACCAGTCAAGAATGTCAACTCCTCCAGCACCGCCGTCCGTAGTATACTGTTCTCCAACTAGAGCCAGGTCATCTGGATTTCCGAACTCATCAAAATCTGGGGAAGATGCAAATGATCTAGATGGAAGCCTGTTCCAAGATGTAGAAAGGTCTAGCTTATCTGCAATATGGTAAGACCTCATTCTTCCATTTATCATTCTTTCTTTTTTCTCAATTCTTACTGAGTTAAACTGCAGGGGAGATCTGTTATCATCTGATAAAATCATGAACTCGTTAAGTAGATCTTCTTCTGTTGCATCTTCTGGAGTAGCCTGACCAACCTCGAGACCTTTTGGAACATACAGCCCACCATCAAGAATACCTGGGTTATTTGCCCAAAGCATACCTTGCGGACGGCTTCCAGCACTTCTTTTTCTGTTGGTCATATATGCATTAGTTGCCATTAGAATCTGTTACCCCTTATTCTTTGAGAATCAACCATTCTAAGTTGATTCATTACTGTTTGTGCAATAGTGTTTGGATCTGATTGAGATGCAACATTTACACTTAAGCTATAATTATACACTGAATTCGAAGATGACGCAGCAGCTTGTCTTGACGGTACAGATGCCTGACTAACTGATACTGTTGATCCTACAGATGCAAATCTTGGAGCACTCATGCTATTGGCTCCAGAAAGAATTGGCAAAGATCCAGAATTAATGCTGTCAAACATTTTTGTTCCAAATTTCTTAACTGTTGCTGCTTTAATTACATACTCTCCATTAGAAAGCATGGCTGGAATGGAGTCGGATGTTGCAGTTCCTGGACCAGCAATATATCCTCCAGTAGCAACAGCCTTCCAACTCAGAGCTCCTGGGGCTTTAGCTGGGGCTACTGCCTTAAGCTGTTTCTCAACATCTTGAATGGCTTTGCCAGTCCAGTTTCTGGCGGTAATAAGATCGTTTATTTTTGTCTGTAAAGATTGATACTCTGGCCAATGTTTTGATGTTTCATTTGGTCCTCTTTCCATGTCCATTACAGTCTTTAAACCATTTCTTCTTTCTACCAGTGGCTTTAGCTGATTTTCGTAATTTTGCAAACTGCTTTTTAATCCTGAGAGTTGACTAGATAACCTGGTGTATTCTTCTGCTTTCTGCTCTTCTTCAGTAAGGGGTTCAGGATCTGCAGGACCTTGTGGGCCAGTGTAGTTTGGCCCAGTAGCGGTTCCCTCAACAACCGTTCTTTGAATTGTAGTTAAAACAACTTCCTTGCTTTGAATACCATTCCAAGCATCTAGAACATTTTGAACAACGTCAAGGGCTTCTGCCATAGCTTCTTTATAGCCCTGACTGTTTACCCTAGCTACATCAATATTATTTTTAATAGTTTCCCACTCAGTCCTTGTTTTTCCAAGAACTTCCAATTCATCAATTCTTGACTGTAGCTCTATTCCAGCCAAGCGTACTCTTTCTGTTGCTGGCTCTAGAGTGTTTTCTTCAATTTCAAATATTTGTCTCTTTCTTC